CCACTGGCGCTGTCGCGGGGCGCGCTGGTCAGCCTGTTCTTCCTGCGGGCAACGGCCCGCCGGATCGAAGAGGGCGAGACGCGGCGCATCGATCTGACCTTCCGGGCGCGGATTCAACTCTGACGCCCCCAAGACACCTTCCAAACGGAGAGCGAACATGGCTGTGCAAAGCGGCAAGGATCTGCTGATCAAGATCGACCAGACGGGGGACGGCCAGTTCGTCACCATCGCGGGGCTGCGGGCCACGCGGATCAGTTTCAACACGGAATCGGTGGATGTCACGAGCCTGGAGAGCCAGGGCGGCTGGCGTGAGCTTCTGGCAGGGGCAGGGGTGAGGTCGGCCTCCATCTCCGGCTCGGGCGTGTTCCGGGACGAGAACACCGATGAACGCGCGCGGCAGATCTTCTTTGACGGCGAGATTCCGTCGTTCCAGGTGGTGATCCCCAGTTTCGGGGTGATCGAGGGGCCGTTCCAGCTGACCTCGATCGAGTACTCCGGCAGCCACAACGACGAGGCGAGTTACGAGATGTCGATGGCCTCGGCCGGGGCGCTGACCTTCACGGCGCTTTGATGGCAAACCCTTGGGCAGGCGAGGTGGCGATCTGGCTGGATGGCCAGCGCCATGTGGCGAAGCTGACGCTGGGTGCTTTGGCCGAGCTGGAGGAGGCGCTGGAGACGGGGTCGCTTCTGGACCTGGTGCAGCGGTTCGAGGAACGGCGGTTCAGCACGCGCGACGTGCTGGCGCTGATCGTTGCCGGCCTGCGTGGCGGGGGCTGGCAGGGCCAGGCCGCCGACCTGTTGCGTGTCGAGATCGGCGGCGGGCCGGTCGAGGCGGCACGGGCGGCGGCCGAGCTTCTGGCGCGGGCCTTCGCGCTGCCTGGTGAGCCATGACCCCGTTCGACTGGCGCGGGCTGATGCAGGCGGGCCTGCACGGGCTGGGGCTGGAACCTGCGGTCTTCTGGCGGCTGACGCCAGTCGAGCTACGGATCATGCTGGGGCGGGAGCAGATGCTTCCGCCCCTGACGCGCGCGCGGCTGGCGGAACTGGCTGCTGCGTTCCCCGACACAAGGAAGGATCAGGGCGATGGCGGATATCGGAACGATGCAGGAGCAGCTTCAGGCGCTTGAGGCGCAGTTGGGCTCGTCCGTGTCGATGGTTGCGGCCTTCGATGGCGAACTGGCCCGGATGCGGGAGACGATGATCTTTACGGGCCGCGAGGTGAATACGCTGTCAAGCGGGATCAGCGGGGGCCTGCGGAAGGCATTCGACGGGCTGGTCTTTGATGGGATGAAGCTGAACGACGCGCTGAAGACGGTCGCGAACACCATTGTTGACTCGGTCTATTCCATCGCGATCAAGCCGGTGACCGGGGCGCTGGGCGGGTTCCTGGCGCAGGGCTTGTCCGGAGCGATGGGCGCGGGGATGCCCTTCGCGGCTGGGGGCGCGTTCAGCCAGGGCCGGGTCCGTCCCTTTGCCAAGGGCGGGATCGTCGGCGCGCCCACGACCTTTCCGATGCGGGGCGGGATGGGCCTGATGGGTGAGGCGGGGCCAGAGGCGATCATGCCCTTGGCGCGTGGCCCGGACGGGCGGCTGGGCGTTCAGGGTGGCGGCGGCAGGTCGGTGAACGTGGTGATGAACATCACGACGCCGGACGTCCAGGGCTTCCAGCGCAGCCAGAGCCAGGTCGCCGCCCAGGTCAGCCGCGCGCTCTCGCGCGGGCAACGCAACCGTTGAGGAAAGAACATGGCCTTTCACGAGATACGATTTCCGGCGAACCTGAGCTTCGGATCGGTCGGTGGCCCCGAGAGACGGACCGAGATCGTCACGCTGGCGAACGGGTTCGAGGAACGCAACACGCCCTGGGCCCATTCGCGCCGTCGCTATGATGCAGGTCTGGGGTTGCAGTCGCTGGACGATGTCGAGCTGCTGATCGCGTTCTTCGAAGCACGTTCCGGCCAAGTGCACGGCTTCCGGTGGAAAGACTGGTCGGACTACAAGTCCTGTCCGCCGTCGCAGGCCCCGGGGCCGGCGGACCAATTGGTTGCCGAAGGCGACGGCGTGACCCGGGTGTTCCAGTTGCAGAAGACCTACATCTCGGGCCTGCAAAGCTATGCGCGGCCAATCCTGAAGCCGGTGCTGGGCACGGTCAGCGTGGCGATCGAAGGTGATACCAAGGTGGAGTCGCTGGAATGGTCGGTCGAGGTCGAGACGGGACTGCTGACATTTGATCTGGCACCAGCCCTGGGCGCGCGGATCACGGCGGGCTTCGAGTTTGATGTGCCTGTCCGGTTCGATTCCGACAGCATCCAGACTTCGGTCGCCTCGTTCCAGGCAGGCCAGGTTCCAAGCGTTCCGGTCGTGGAGATCCGGCTATGAGCAGCGACGCGCTTCACGCGCATCTGGCGACCGGTGCAACGACCGTTTGCCGGGCCTGGACGCTTGTGCGCACGGATGGTGCGGTGCTTGGATTCACCGACCATGATCGTGACCTCACTGTCGCGGGCGTCCGGTGTCGCGCCGATACCGGACTGACGGCGCGCGCCCTGCAGCAAAGTACGGGCCTCTCTGTCGACAACAGCGAAGCAGTCGGCGCGCTGAGCGCGTCGGCGATCACCGAAGCCGACATTCTGGCTGGGCGCTACGATGCGGCCGAAGTGCAGGCGTGGCTGGTGAACTGGCAGGACCCCGAACAGCGCGTCCTTCAGTTCAGCGGTAGTCTTGGCGAGATCCAACGCTCAGGCGGTGGATTTCGCGCTGAACTTAGGGGCCTGAGCGAGCGGCTTAACCAACTGCAGGGCGAGGCCTATCTGCCGCGTTGCTCGGCCGTTCTGGGCGACCGGCGCTGCCGGTTCGACACGAAGCAGCCGGGCTATTCGGTCGAGGTAAGCGTCGCGGCTGTGGAGCACGGCAGGATGTTCGATCTTCCCGGTCTTGTCGGGTTCGACGACGACTGGTTCAGAAGCGGGCGGTTCGAGGTGCTGACTGGCGAAGCTCATGGGCTGATCGGACTGATCAAGAATGACCGGCTTCAAGCCAATGGACGACAGGTTGAACTGTGGCAAGCGATCGGCGCACCGATTGCCAACGGGGATATGGTCCGTCTGGTTGCGGGTTGCGACAAGGCGGCCACGACGTGTCGCAGCAAGTTCGGGAATTTTCTGAATTTCAGGGGGTTCCCGCACATTCCGGGCGATGACTGGCTGGCCTCGTATCCCTTGCCGGACCGCCCCAACACTGGGGGACAGCGTCAACCTGGGACGGGCGCAGCATGAGCCGCACTGCTCTTGTAGCCGAAGCGCGTAGTTGGATCGGGACGCCGTATCGGCACCAGGCAAGCAGCAAGGGCGCAGGAACGGATTGTCTGGGCCTGCTGCGCGGGCTTTGGCGCCACGCGATCGGATCAGAGCCTGAGGCAGTGCCGCCTTATACCGAAGACTGGGCCGAACCGCAGCGAGATGAACTTCTTTGGACTGCGGCAAGCCGCTGGCTGGTACCAAAGCCCTTGGAGGACGATGCTCTGGGCGACGTTCTTCTGTTCAGGATGCGATCAGGCAGTGTGGCCAAGCATCTAGGCCTTCAGGTCGAGATCGGCCCACAGTCCGGCTTTGTTCACGCTTACAGCGGGCTTGGCGTTGTCGAAAGCCCGCTCTCCTCTCCCTGGCGGCGGCGCGTTGTCGCTCGCTTTGCCTTTCCTGAAGGAATCGAATGAATGGCAACGCTTCTGCTTTCCGCCGCCGGTGCCGCTGTCGGGGCCGGGTTCGGCGGTACGGTCCTTGGGCTCTCGGGCGCGGTGCTTGGCCGTGCGATCGGTGCGACCCTGGGTCGGGCCATCGACCAACGCATCCTTGGGGCGGGGTCCGACCCGGTGGACATCGGCCGCATTGATCGCTTGCGCCTTACTGGTGCTGGCGAGGGTGCAGCCATCGGACAGGTCTGGGGGCGCATGCGGGTTGCCGGCCAGGTGATCTGGGCGACCCAGTTCAAGGAGACTGTGCGCCGTCAACGATCGGGCAAGGGCGCGCCGAAGCCGAAGGTGAACGAGTACAGCTACTCCGTCAGCATGGCCTTGGCGTTGTGCGAAGGGACGATCCTGCGGGTGGGGCGGGTCTGGGCGGATGGCAACGAAATCTCGCCCCGCGACCTGAACCTGCGCGTCTATTCCGGTGACGAAGACCAGCTGCCTGATCCACTGATCGATGCAATTGAGGGAACCGGTAACGCGCCGGCCTACCGGGGGGTGGCCTATGTCGTGATCGAGGATCTCGAACTGACCCCCTTCGGCAACCGGGTGCCACAGTTCAACTTCGAGGTTGTACGCGCGGCTCAGGGCGAGGCCGTGCAGCCGGGTAGCACATTGGACACGGCGATCAGGGGTGTGGCGATCATCCCCGGCACAGGCGAGTACGGGCTGGCGACGACTCCGGTGCATTATGCCGACGGACCCGGTCGCAACCGGACGGCGAATGTGCATTCCCCCTCAGGCTTGACGGATTTCTCGACCAGCATCGAACAACTTGATACTGAACTTCCGGAAGCGAAATCGACGCTGCTCGTCGTGTCCTGGTTCGGTGATGACCTGCGCTGCGGGACCTGCGAAATCCGACCGAAGGTGGAGCAGAAACTGCGCGATGGCATTCCGATGCCGTGGCGCGCGGGTGGTATCACGCGAGCGGCGGCCCAGGAGATCCCCAAGGTAGACGGGCGTTCGGTCTATGGCGGCACGCCAGCCGATGCCTCCGTGATCGAGGCGATCCAGGCGCTGAAAGCGCAGGGAAAGGATGTGCTGTTCTACCCGTTTGTTCTTATGGACCAATTGCCGGGCAATGGCTTGCCGGACCCCTGGAGCGGCAGCGCCAGCCAGCCGGAGCTGCCGTGGCGAGGTCGCATCACGCTGTCGGTGGCCCCCGGACGTGAAGGAACCCCGGATCGTACAGCGGCAGCCGCCGCCGAGGTGGCGGCCTTCTTCGGATCGGCAATGCCAAGCCATTTCTCCATTCAGGGCACATCTGTGTCCTACACCGGCCCGGTCGAGTGGCGGTACCGCCGCTTTATCCTGCACGCGGCTGCGCTTTGTGCTGCTGCAGGCGGGGTCGAGTCATTCTGCATCGGCTCAGAGATGCGGTCACTGACGCAAATCCGGGGGGAAGGAGACAGTTTTCCAGCGGTTGCTGCTCTGCAGCAGCTGGCCGCGGATGTCCGCAGCATCCTGGGGCCGACAACGAAGATCAGCTATGCAGCAGACTGGTCGGAGTACTTTGGGTACCAGACTGACGGAAATGTCTATTTCCACCTCGACCCGTTGTGGGCCGATGCCAATATCGACTTCGTAGCCATCGACAATTACATGCCGACTTCGGACTGGCGTGACGGTGAAGAGCACGCCGACGCCCATTGGGGATCAATCTACAACCTGGACTATCTGCGCGCGAACATCGCCGGAGGAGAAGGGTTCGAATGGTTCTATGACGGACCAGAAGGCGCATCGGCGCAGCGGCGCCTGCCGATTACGGACGGAGCTTTCGGCGAGGACTGGGTGTTTCGCTACAAGGATATCAAATCCTGGTGGTCGCTGCCGCATCACGACCGGATCGGCGGCATCAGGAGCCCGAACCCGACGGCCTGGGTACCGCAATCGAAGGTCATCCGCTTTACCGAATACGGGTGTCCCGCTGTCGACAAAGGGTCGAACCAGCCCAATCGATTTGTGGACGAGAAGTCGTCGGAAGGTGGCCTGCCCCGTTGGTCCAACGGACGTCGAGACGACCTTATCCAGATGCAATACATCCGTGCATACGCAAGTTTCTGGTCGGACCCTCTGAATAACCCCGTGTCGGCTCTGACGGGTACACAGATGGTGGACATGGGACATTCCAATGTCTGGGCTTGGGATGCGCGACCCTTTCCAGAGTTTCCTGGTCAGATCGAGGTCTGGAGTGATGGCGGGAACTACGCCCGCGGACATTGGCTGAACGGGCGAGCCACCGCCCAGCCTCTTTCCGAAGTGGTCACCGAGATCTGCGCGCGCGCCGGAATTCGGGCAGTGCGGTCAGAACAACTTTTCGGGCTGGTTCGCGGATTTCAGCAATCTGACGTCACGACCGGCCGGGCAGCCATGCAACCCTTGATGCTGTCCGCCGGCTTCGACGCAATCGAACGGGACGGCCATCTGGTCTTCCGCAATCGAACTGGGCGGGTGGATGCCGTCATAAATGATGATCTGCTGGCGAAGCTTCCTGAGGCGGAGGGAGATTTCGAAACGACCCGTGCCGCTGAGATCGAGCTTTCAGGCCAGGTCAGGGTGGGGTTCTTCGACGCGCAGTCGAGTTATGAATCCCGCTCGGCCGAAACGCGATTTCCCGATGACAGAGCCACGGGCGTGTCCCAGACCGACTTGCCCCTTGCCCTCACGCGCGAAGACGGCCAGGCCATCGTGGAGCGTTGGCTGTCCGAAGCAAGGGTCTCACGAGATGCTGCACGATTTGCCTTGCCGAAGTCGCTGTTGCATATCGGAGCCGGAGACGTTGTCGCCTACGGCGACCGGCGATACCGGATAGACCGCGTCGAACAAGCAGAGCAGCAACTTGTCGAGGCAGTGCGGATCGAAAGCGGGATTTACCAGCCGTCGCGGTCGGATGGGGAAGTGATCACCGTCCGTCAGTTCCAGCCGCCAGTGCCGGTTTTTCCCGTCTTCCTCGATCTTCCGTTGATCACGGGATCCGAAGTTCCGCATGCACCCCACATCGCCGTAGGAGCGGACCCTTGGCCAGGGTCCGTGGCAGTCTGGTCCGCGTTCAGCGATTTTGGTTACGAGCTCAACCGGCTTGTCCCGGCGCCAGCGGCTATCGGACTGACAGAAACCCCCCTTGTCGCCGCTCCTCCCGGTCTGTGGGATCGCGGCAACCCATTGCGTGTGAAGCTGTCCAGCGGAGAGCTGAGTTCGGTCGATCTGCAGGCTGTCCTCAACGGTGCGAATGCCGCGGCAATCGGGGACGGCTCTGCCGGCCGTTGGGAGGTTTTCCAGTTTGCACAGGCCGATCTGATTGCCCCGGACACGTTTGACCTCTCCCTTCGGCTGCGCGGCCAGCTTGGGACGGACGGAATCATCCCGCAAGCTTGGCCGACCGGAAGCACCTTTGTCCTGATCGACCTCGCACTGCTGCAGATCGACCTGCCGCTCTCTGCCCGCGGTCTGGCCCGTCACTACCGGATCGGCCAGACCTCGCGCGGCTTCGACGATGTGAACGTCACCCTTCGTGTTGAGGCATTCGAGGGCATCGGGTTACGTCCCTATCCCGTGGCCCATCTTCGGGTTGCCCGTTCTGGAGGCGACAGGGTCTTTTCCTGGATTCGCCGCACGCGAATCGACGGCGACAACTGGCAAGCCTTCGAGGTGCCGCTGGGCGAGGAAGCTGAAAGCTATGTGATCCGCATAAGGCAAAGCGGAACGCTTCTGGCAGAATACACCGTGGCCACCCCGGTTTTCACCTACACATCAGGAATGCGGCTGCAGGATGGTGTATCTGAGCCGTTCGAAGCGCAGGTCGCGCAGGTGTCGCCGCGGTTCGGACCAGGTCCGTTCCGCGAGATTGCTGTCTTGCTTTAG